ATTTAAGATAATCGGGAGTTAATTTAGTGTATGGATAATTACGTTGGTCCATCCTTTTATAAAAATCAGAGAGTAAAAATTCTCTGTTTGGATGTAAATAAAACTCACGCTGAACTGCGTGGATTTTATCTCTCATAACATCATCACACACTTTTTTAGAGTCAAACCAAGAAAGAGTATTCTCTATAGTCCTTAACTCCAAAGGACACATTATTTTCTTTAAAATATTATGGTAACAAAAATACCGTTTTAAAAAAGTAACTTCTGATAAATCTTGAGAAGGAGAAACAATGGGGTTTTTCAAAGAATCCGTAAAACCCATACCTATAGACTCAAAAAAAGAGCGCATAGTTATGGCGTTTAAATTCACGGATTTATTATTACGTATCCCATTTAATTTATCATCTCCATAAACATAATCTACAACGTCATTCCAAAAAGAATTAACTGTAGGTTTACAAGAATTTCTAAAGTACCAAATTGCTGTATAAACTTTATTCACAATACTATTTAAAATAGCCGTCAAAAAACTCCCTGACGGCATGGAGTGAGTAGTCATATAAAAATCATCTTGTACTAAGACAAGACTATGTATAATTGAATCTAAAACTAATTTAGCCGTTGAAAAATCGGCTCCTTTATAAAAAGACATAATAGTATCTAAAACCATACGTTGAACTTGAGGAAGCATTGAGCCATCCCAATTTTTAATATCTCCTGCAAAAACTATATCACAATTTTTAAGAGTCTGAAAAATAGAATCCCACTCGGAAAAAGGATTAACACCAACCATAATTTGATTAAAATTACGATTAGAAATGATATGTTCTACCATTTTACCAAAAAATTTTTTAGTCAAAACTTGATTTAACAAAGTTCCGACTCGAAAAGTTCTAGGTGTATTAACTTTTTCCTCATTACGAATTTCATCTTTAAGAGTCTCAATCCAAAGAAAATGCTCAACAGGATATTTATTAGAAACTAGCAAATTATTAAAATTATTTAATTTGTCTAAAAACAACGGGGTGAAAAAACCGTCTTCAAAATT